TTCCAACAATAGTTTTTCCGTAATTGCTGTCACCTTCATCCCTAAATCCAATCAGTACAGTTTGTGTGCTTGGGTCGTATTCAGCGGCTATATATCGTTCTCCTGACCCCATCGTGCTTGTACTAAAAGTAGCTTCGGTTCCAAACGATATTGATGTTCCTGAAACAGTGCCTACTATTGCTTTCCCTTCATTGCTTGGGTCACTTCGATAAGCAATAACTATTTTTCCGGCATTTGCATCAAACGTAGTAGCGGTTGTAGGTGTATTTGATGTGGTGTTGAAAGCAACATCTGAACCAAAAGATATAGACGTACCACTAACTGTTCCTACAACCGCTCTGCCCTCATTAGAACTTCCAATGTCCCTATAGGCATTAACAACTTTATTGTTTACAGAATCAAAAGCAGAGGATATTGCTTGTGTGTTTGCTGAATTAAATACTACTGCTGTACCAAACGATATTGATGTCCCTGAAACAGTGCCTACAATTGAAGTCCCGTAGTTACTATTCCCTGCGTCATAGTAACTTATAACTACTTTTTGAGAGTTAGAGTCGTAGACAATAGCATTGTAATAGACACCAGCAGACTCATATTTAACGGGAGTTCCCCAACTAATGCTTGTGCCACTTACTGTGCCAACAACAGCGTATCCGTGGTCAGAAAGAGTGCCGTTATTGTAAACAGCCACTACTTTTTGAGCATTGGAGTCGTAAACAATATCTACCCATTGAACATAACCAGACGTATTTGCGCTTCCTGAAGAACCCCAAGAAGAGGACGTTCCAGATATTGTTCCTACTACGCCGTAGCCATAACTACTGTTATCCGAGCTATCGTAAAACACTACTACTTTTTGAGCATTTGCGTCATACGTTATAGCACTAGAAATGGCCGTGTTGTCGAAAGATGTTTCAGCCCCAATACCAGAGTCATACGCAACCGTTCCGGCAATCCCACCCTTGATCGTAATGTTGCCCGATGCGGTGTCAGAGATCGCTGCGTCTGCTATGCCTATAAAATCGGCGACGTTAGTATCTGTGTATGCTGTACGCCATACTCTCGCGTCACTTACTTCATCGCTAGCATAAAAAGATGCTGCAACAACTACTTTTTGATCTGAGTCATATGCTGTTGCCATCCAGTTACTTGAGTTTGTACCTGTGTATACAACTGGTGTACCAAAAGTAATGGATGTCCCTGATACAGTTCCTTCTATTAGCGTTCCATATCCAGAATTTCCATCATCTTGGTAAGCAATTACTACGCTTTGCGAAGCAGAATTATAAGAAACGGATGGGTAATAAGTAAAAGCAGCTTCAAATACAACTGGGGTTCCAAACGATATACTTGTGCCTGAAACTGTACCAACTACTGCGTTTCCATAACCTGTACTGCCATCTCGGTATGCGTTTACTACTTTTCCTAAATTTGAGTCAAAAGTAGAATATAGATAGCTAGTGCTGCCTGTTTCAAAAACTACCGCACTTCCAAAAGAAATAGTTGTGCCAGCTACTGTTCCTACAATAGCCGTACCTTGACTTGAATTTCCAACATCTGCGTAGCTTATTACTGCCTTGTTATTAGCGCTGTCAAAAGTAGCGGAATTATATCTACTGTTGGCAGACTCATAAACGACTAAACTGCCAAACGATATAGAGGTTCCTGAAACTGTACCAACCGCGCTAGTTCCATAATTTGAGTTAGCATTATTTCTAAAAGCAAGTACAACCTTTCCCGCGCTTGAGTCGAAAGTAAGGGCGGTATCTGAAGCGTCTGTTGAAAATGTAGTAGGACTGCCAAAAGATATACTGGTGCCACTTACCGTTCCTACTATTGCTGTGCCTGCGTCAGAATTTCCTCCATCCCTATAAGCTATAACTACTTTGTTATTAACGCTGTCAAATGTAGAAGATATATACGGACTGTTTGCACTTTCAAAAACAACAGGTGTACCAAAAGAAATACTCGTACCGCTGACAGTACCAACTACCGCAGTACCATAGCTGCCTGTTGTTTGGTCTTGGTAGCTAATGACTACCTTATTGTTTGCGGAATCATAAACGGCTGAGTGATAAGCAGTTGCGTAACCGGTATTGAAAGACGTTCTTGAACCTAAACTTTGTGAAAAATTAGTCGCAGCAACCGCACTCACAGTCCCATCACTATTAAGCGCCACAGTCTGTCCAGAAGACAACGTCCCACTAGCCACGAAGCTAACCTGTTTGCCGCCCGCACCCGCAGGTAATAAATCTGTTAGATTTGTCATGTCAAATCCATCATGTTAATCGTGGTTGCGGTTATGGCTTGGCCGACTTTAACGCTAGAGGACGTTGTACTCAGCGTGCCATCGTCTTGAACGTAGTAATCAGAGCCGATAGTCAGCCCTGTCTGGGCTTCGTTGATGCCGCCCTTGACGTTGATGTCACCAGATGCGGTGTCGGATATAGCATCAGCAGCTAGGCCGATGAAGTCAGATACATTGGTTGTTGTTGATGGAACATTGTAAATATTTACAGTGCCTCTATAGCTATTTCCAGAGTCACTATATACCAAAACACTTTGTTCTGTATCAGGATCATAAGCTATACCATATCCACTTGTAACAGTACCGTAACCACTTGTAAGTACAGTAAGTTCCGCAGTAAATGTAAAAGTGTTTCCTGACACAGTAGCAGACATTACTTTAATTCTGCCGAAATTAGCATTGTCTCTGAAAAAAAATACTAGCCTTTCGCTTGCGGTATGATAATTAACCGAAGAGCCATAAGTGTCTCCAGTATTATATGTAGAAGCAGTTCCAAACGATATTGATGTGCCGCTCACTGTTCCCAATACAACTGTCCCATTACCACCACTTCCATCCGTATAAGCTATTGCAGTTTTTTGTTCTGCTGTATGATAAGCGCAAGCAATGTATCCAATACCTGTAGTTGAATCAAAAACAACCTCAACACCAGAACTAATAGATGTTCCAGATATTGATACAACTTTTGCCGCTCCTGTTGAAGTAGAAGTTGTAAACGCAAGAACTATCTTGTCATTAGCAGAATCGTATGCAGCACTTAATCCTGAATTTCCACCGTTACTTAATTGAACATCAGAGCCTAAAGAAAAACTTGTCCCAGATATTGTAACCACAACGCCTCGTAAAGAAGTGCTACCAGAATACTGATAAAATAAAACTAACTTTCCTCCCGTTGGATACTGAGCAACAGTTCCTAACGTTAGCGTGTTTGTTGTATTAAAAGTGCTTTTAGAACCAAAACTAATTGATGTTCCACTTATAGTCCCTACTATTCCAGTACCCCAATTGTTGTTAAGGGTATCCCTGAAAGAAATAAAAACCTTTCCGGCTGTATCAGAATTGATTCCGTATATATATCCATAACCTGAGTTGAACACTGTTGGAGTGCCAAAACTTATACTCCCGTCACTTACCGTTCCGACTACAGCAGTAGCATAATTACTATTACTGCCATCAGCGTAAGCTATTACGAGTTTATTATTTACTGGCTCATATATTCCAGATAGAAAACCAGCACTAGAACTATTAAATGACGTTGCTGTCTCAATGCTTTGTGCAACATTAGTTTCTGTTACTGGTGTGACTGTCCCATCAGTCTGCAACGCTACAGCCGCACCACTACTGATCGCGCCATCCGCAGTAAACTCAACTACGTTCTGCCCTCCACCGGAGGGTAACAACTCCGACAGATTGCTCATTTACACAGTCCAACCTATAGTTGCATCAACGTAAGTCATTACGATCTCTGCGAAGTTCTTGTCAAAGGTCAGGTCAGTTGCGCTTGAAGCAATGTTTGATCCGTTCCTAGCTACCGTGAAACTTGTAGTAGCCGCAGCACCTGTGCCGTCTTTTACAACTACCGTGTCGCCCGCGCTGGGAGAAGCAGGCAAAGTAATAGTGATCCCGCCAGCAGTAGCTACCACATAGTCTCTGTTTGACGCTGCGTAGCTTGTGCCTTTATGCAGAGGAACAATCGCACCAGAGCCGCCATTGGC